GCCACACGAGCAGCCCGAGCGGGTTGCCAGCCTGGCCGGCCTCGCCCTTCCATCCGGTGTCGTGCTTAGCCGCGACGGTCGGCACGGCGGGGTTCGTGATGCCGTACACGGTTGCCGTGGTCAGCAGCGAGCCGACGACGATGACCGCCCACTCGCGGACGGTGATGGAGCCGTCGCCCTTGTCGACGACGGCCTGGAACACCAGCCCGAGGAACGTCAGGACGAACGCGGCGATGGCCTTGTAAGGGCGCTTCGGGTCAGCGGGAACGGGCATGACTTTCTCCTTCACTTCGGGATGGGATCCCAGTCGGGGCCCCACACTGCGTCGATGACTGGCGCCCAGTTGGTCAGGTAGCCGGTGGGCCTCGTGCCGCGCGGCAGGATCGCGGTCTGCCAGCCAGCAGCCTTCGCGGCGGTCAGGCGCCGCACGGGGTGGCCGATGTTGGTCAGCGTCATCATGAACTTGGGGTGCCCGAGCGCGTCGTATTGCTTGCCGAGCTTCTCCCACAGCGCCGGGTCCTCGAACGGCGGCGCCGCCTTCGCCTCGAGCGCGACGTGGACGCCGGTCTCGACGCCGATGCGGACGTGCTCAGTCACCGGCTTGAGCTGTCGGATGCCGAGCTTGTCCGTCAGCCGCGCCACCTCGACCCATGGGCGCTTGTGGATCGAGAGCGGACCCGCCATATCGGGGACCGGGTCGCCGACGCCCCACTCGGGCCCGGACCAGATGAACCCCAGCCCGTCGAACCTGTGGTTGGAGTCCTGCGAGTGCTTGCCGACCACCACGAGGTCAGAGGTCGGCTGCCCGTTGACGTCGATGCCCCACCGCTTCTCCGCAGCCGCCTTGTAGACCGCGGCCGGTGCGTCACCGATGTAGTAGTGGTTGTCCGGCGAGTAGTGGCCCAGGTCGGGGTGGTGCTGCGGGAGTACGAAGTCCGGCCAGCGAGGGGTTACGGCTGGCTCTGCTCTTTTCCCAGGCGGTCGAGGATGCGCGCGAGGGCGGTGCGGGCATAGACCTTGGTGTTGGCCGGCGGGTCACCCCAGGCAGCCGGGTCGGAGTCCACGACGTCGCCGACGAGGTTCTGGATCATGGTGCGCGTCTTGGTGCCCTCGGCCTCGATCATTCCCTTGATCTTGTCGAACTCGGCGGGTGTGAGCGGCATGTCGTCCTCCTGTGCGCCCGCGGCCATCCACGGGACGATGACGTTGTGGAACTGCTTGACCCGGTCGTCGCCAGGACATGAGTGCGCGTTCGGATTCCACGCCTTGAACAGCCGGTGATAGCCGAACCCCATCGACTCGGGGTTGGGGTTGATCCGCAGCGGCGCGCCGTGCTCGGTGTGGTGGAACAGGATGATGCGCTTGATGGACGCGAGCTGTTCGGCGGTCCACTGGCCGGGCCCCACGCCCTGTGTCTCCCACGACGTCAGCCCGCGGCGGTGGCTGCCCTCGATCCACGAGTTGCCGGCCAACTGCGCGTCGCACTCGACGTTGACGGGCCGGTACTGCTCGATGGTGCCGTCGCGGCGGATGTAGCCGGTGGACTCGATGCCGTCGTTGCGGTTGCGGTACATGTCGTACAGCGACTTGCCCTCGAACACGGCGACGTGAAACACCGCGCCCACGGGCAGGATGATGGGGTCGCGCGCCGCGTTGATCGGCAGCGGCTTCTTCACGATGTCGGGTAGCCAGAGTGCTCCGGTCATGGTGCTCCCGTTCCTCCGCTGTAGCCCTTGCTGACGATGAACTGCATGACTTCGAGGTTGAGGTTGTCGGTGCCGTCGAGTGAGGTGACCGTGCCCACGTAGCGGTCGAGGGTCTTCTGCTCCCGGTCGGCCACCTTCATCCGGGCGGTGATGACCACGAAGCCCCAGCGCGTCTCACGCAGCCGGTACTCGAACCACGCCTGCACGAACGCGCGGCACTCGGGCCCGCCGACGTCGTGGAGCTCGGGGGCGAACACGCCCATGAGCCGGACGTCCACGAGTTTCGTGTCGCCGAAGCCCTGATCGAGAGCCATCTTCACGGTGTCGCCGTCGTGGTTCTCGAGGTACTGCGCGCGGCGGTCCCACATGGTCAGGGCGACCCGGCGCTCATACGTCGAGCACCTTCGCGAAAACCGGGTCCTTGTCGGGCCAGTCGTCGACCCGGACGTGCATGCCCAACGAGGCGTACATCTTCCCCTTGTCCGGGCCGCGCAGCCAGATCCCACGGTCGGCCTCGCACCGGTGCTGCGCGACCAGCGACTTCGAGCCGGTGGGCAGGTGCGGCCAGGTGTCGTCGCCCGCGTACGCCTTGATCCCGGTGATGATTCCCGCATCGTCGTCGCGTTCGAGCCACGAGCAGCCGTTGACGACGGAGATCCGTGCGAGCTGCCAGAGTCGGCCGTCGCCGTCGGACTGGTAGCCGTAGGTGTAGTTGACGCAGATCGTGAGGTTGTTCTGGAACCCGCCGACGTCCCACCACTTGCAGTTGCCGTCGTCTACGTAGGCGCTCGCGCGGAAGGTGCCGGCCCCGAGTAGAGCGAGGCACATGGCTGCGAGGAGGGCGCCCTTGCGGCGGTTGCGGCGGGTCATCGCTCTAGCCAGGGGGCGGCCACTCTTGCGAGCCAGTGCGCGTCCGACAGCGCGTTGTGCTCCGGGCCGTCGGCTTCACCCTGCTCAGGCAGGGCCCCGATCCCGTGCTCATCGACGTGCTGCTTGAAGTCGTGGCAGTACATCGGCCAGCCGTCGGGCAGATCCATCATCGTGCCGAACAACTGGCACAGCGCCACCCAGTCGTAGTCCGCATACCACGCCCAGAACTCAGGCGAGTCGCCAACGAAGGCGACGACCTCGCGAGCGATGGCGGCCCGCGACTTGATGGGACCGCCCATGTAGGGGAGCACGTTCTCGCGCACCCATCCGGACGCCAGATCGCGGTCGGCCTCAGCAGGCTCGGCGTAGTAGGTCTCTCCGTCCTCGCGGACGAGACCGATGGAGAGGAGGTCGATGGTCCGGCCATCCTCGATGAACTCGGTGTCGAAGTAGATCCTCACCGCTCCCCCAGCCAATCCTCGGCAGCCGTCCGCAGGTACGCGGGCACCCGCTTGCCGTTCAGGAACCGCCTGAGAGCCACCGCAAGATCCTCGCCAGCATCAGGCGCAGGCGGTGCAGGGGTCGGCTCGGGTGGCTCGGGGATGCTGGGAAACGGACGACCCGTCAGCTCCTCGTACGCGCTCGCGAGCGCGTTGACGTCCACCCCCTCGAGGAACGCCCGCGACCCGAGGTGCTCGGGCCAGATGATCACCCACGCCTCGTCCTCCTGTGCGGCGACGAAGTTGTGGGTCATCGCCACGTCCTCGGCCCACGTGATGACGCGCGTCCGGTCAGCAGTGGTGCCGACCTGGTTCGTGTAGGCGCCCGCCATGACAGCGTGGCCGCCCCACTCGGAGCCGCCGACCGCATCCCACACGTTCTGTCGCTGCTGGGGGACCTTGAGGTCGAGGCCGAGCAGTACGCCGCCGAAGATGGCGATGGCCTTGTCGAGCGTGTCCATGTCGCCGGGGCTGATACGCGCGTAGGCGAGGGGCCTGTGGCCGCCGATGCCGTCGGCGAGGAGCGCGCCGAGCATCTTCTGCAGGATGACGCCGTTGTCGTCCTGGCGCGGGTCGTCCCCGGGCAGGGTCGGGTTGAAGTTCGGGTTCCCAGAGCGGCGGTACAGGTCGAAGATGTGGGCGTCGAGGAGCCGCGCGGTGAGCGCGCCGAGGTTGGCCTGTGTGACCAGCAGGTGGTTCGCCACCGCCGTCGGGCCGCAGGTGCCGAAGTCGTCGTTGCGGCCGAGGTGCCAGTTCGTGACGTTGGCGAAGTAGTCGGCCTCGGTCGGCGTCGGCGGCACGACGCCGGTCAGCAGGTCGGCCAGCATGATCGCCGGCGCGTTGCTGGGGCGTTGCTTGCCGAGGGCGTTGCGGCTGAAGTCGGTCATGGTCACCTCTTTCGCAGGCGGGTCGGCGGCGGCGGGGCCTCGTCGGTCCGCTTGCCGCGCTTCCAGTTCTCGGTACTGCGAACCCTGTGGACATAGATGACCGTGCAGACGGTCCCTGCCACGGCGAACACCAGCGGCGGCGCCATCTGCTGGCCGAGCCGGTCGAAGTTGGTCCAGATCCCAGCGGCCATGAACAACGCCAGCGCGCCGCACCCCCACTGCCGCGTCGGCGGGAGCAGCCCCTTGGCGGTGACTAGCACCCACACGATCAGCCACACGTCGAGCAGGATTGTTGCGACTCGCAGCGTGTCGAGTAGGAACAGCCACGACGTGCCGAAGGGCTGGTGGGCGAGAGCCGTCATTCCGTGCCCCGGTCTGCGTTGGCCTGCGTCTCCGCTTCGTCGGCTCGGGTCTCCGACTTGTCGGCACGGCGCTCGGAGACGTCGGCGCGGGTCTCGGCCGGCTCAGCGACCCGGGCACCGCGGGCGATCGCCCGCTCGGCCACGTCCAACCTGGTACCCATCGCCTCGGCCGTCTCCCGAATCTGGCGGACCTGCGCGCGGGTCTCCCGCAACTGCGCCTCAAGCTCCGCGATCCGCAGGTTCCGCTCGGACAGCCGCTCGTTGAGGTATCTGAGCTCCTCGGCGTGCTGCTTGTCGCGGCGCTCAGCCTGCGCAGACATCTCCCGGATTCCCGCCTCGTAGGACTCGCGCGCACGCTTGTACGCCTCGGACTCGATGCGGTCCCGCTCGGCGTCGGCGGCGCGTTCCTTCGCTGCGTCGGCGCGGGCGTTGCTCTCCGCGAGTGTTTTCTTCGACTGGCGGTTCACGTAGACGGCGACGCCGATAGCGCACAGCGCCGAGATGATGCTCCCAATCAGGGCGCCGATGCTCACGTCATTTCATCCCTGACGTGATCGCCAGGACGCCCGCGAACGCCGCATAGATCAGGCCCGAGATCAGCCCCCGCCAGTGGCCGTCGAACAGTCCGGAGCAGATCGCGAGAGCAGCCCACAGCGCCGAGAAGATGGTCAGGACGACGAACCCGTGCCGGTCCCACTTCTTGCGGTGGACCAGTCCGGCGAACATCCCGTACAGCCCGCACAGCGCCCAGACGTAGCCCCACACCTTGATCGTGAGGACGCTGGTGATCGCGAACGAGTACGGCTCGAGCGTCGGTTGGGGAAGGTCGAGCACAGCGTATGAGCCGCCGACGAGGAAGTAGATTCCGCCGATCAGCATGAGCAACGCGCCGCGGCGGGTAGGCCACCTCACAGCGTGGCCGTGTCGTCCGAGGGCAGCGAGGGCGTGTTCTGCGCGGCGGCCGGGATCGGAGGCGACTGGTCGTAGGGCACCGTGGACAGCAACTTCCAGTGCTTACCGCCCGGCTTCTCAGGCTCGGGGTCGGTGATCGGCTTAGACGGTGTCACCTGCAGCCACCCCCCATGCGCCGAGACCACGAGCACCGATAGCGCCGGTCCCGCCCGTGCGGCGAGCCTGCAAAGTGAAGTAGCCGGCCAGGTCGTAGGACGGCCAGCCGGTCAGGATGGTCGGGCCGAGGTGGACCACCGTGTTCGCGTTCGGCGGGACGGTCAGCGGCGACCCGACAGCCACGCCGTTCGGGTCGAGGACACGGACCTCACCCGTCGTCGCCGCGTCGGGCGAGGACACCATCAGGTCGAACCGCGCGGCGGGCTGCTGCTCGTAGGCGAACAACGCTTGAAGCGTGACAAACGTGGCCGAGGTCGTCGGCACGGCAGCGGTCCCCAGCGGCGTGTAGTCCACCCACTGGCCGAGCGACAGGCGCGGGCGGGAGATCCCGTTCGCCACCGGGTCGTCGAAGAAGAGGGCGTTGCCGAGCTGGTCGCGGATCGCGGTGTACGTGAGGCCGAGGTACCCGGACCCGACCGACTCGAGCATCACGGACCCGTCCGGGCGGTACGTCTTGAACCCGAACCCGCCGTCCGGCAGCACGCCGATCTGGCAGAGCTTGTTCCCGGTCGCGTCGGTGAACGTGTAGAGCCCGCCCGCCTGAATGGTGACCTCCGTGCCGACCTGCGGCGACCTGCCGGGCGCGTCGAGGATCTGCGTCAGGTCATCCGAGACCGTCACCGGGATCGGCGGCAGCAGCGGGCCCGGTGACCATGCACCGCGCGCCTCGTACGGGATGGGCACCTCGACCGTGTCGCCCTCGGACAGCGCCACGACGAGGGTGTAGTCGTAGGCGATCTCGTCACCCGTGACCACCAGCACCCGGTCGCCGATGTCCGCGGCGACACCGAGCGACGAGATCAGCGTGACCGTGCCGGCCTCGACGTCGGAGGAGATGAACTTGCGGCGCACGCCGTTGACCTCGACCGTGCCGGGTGCGTCGTAGCCCGAGCCGTCAGCGACGGACAGAACCGTGGCCGAGGACAGGGCAACCGTGTCCAGCTCGGAGCCCTGCGCCTCGACGTTGACCTCGACGGCCATCCCAGCCTCAGGCACGGGCCGCAGCCTTCGTGTAGCCGATCGAGACGGGACGGGTGGCGCCGCTCGACCCGTCGCCCCCAACCTGTAGCGGGATTGATGCCTCGCGCAGCGGGACCGTGGTCGAGCCGTCAGGTGTGCGCAGGCGCACCGGGTCGCCGGGGTCGATGTGGAACACGGGGATCACCGGCCAGGACATGTCGTTGTTCATCGGCAGCTCGCGTGCGAGGATGCGGGACGCCGCAGCATTCCGGTCGGCGTACTTCTTGTAACGCTTGTCGGAGACGAACGTCAGGTAGCGCGGCACGTCGTTGCGCGCCAGGTTGCCGGGTGTGTTCGGGTGCGTCGGTGGAGCGATCGCGATACCCGGCTTGGCGCCGTTCTTGCCGCCACCCACCCGCACATAGTTGACGGCGTCGGCCCAGTCGTAGGCGCCCTTGGGGAGGTCGGTCACGTTGACGTCGGTGTCGAACGTCCACACGGGCGTCGTCGGGGTAGGCCGCAGTGTCGCGTAGCCGTCGTTGGAGTAGAGCTGCTCCATGTCAAGTAGGTCGGCGATCTTCTGCCCCACCGCCCACGGGGAGGCGTCGTCGGACCAGCCCACGTTCAGCGGGTCGGGAAGCGTCCGCTTGATACCCGAGGGGACGCGGAACTTCGTCTCGCCGGTCGTGTCGCGCAGCATGTCGACCCACGCCTGCACCGCGTTCTTGCCCTTGCGGATGCGGTACGGCTTCGTCCCCCGGATCGCCAGCGCCGTCTTGTCCTGCAGCTCGACGGTCAGCTCGTAGTTGTCGCCCTGGGGCTGCGAGATGACGAACGTGCCCACGTCCGCGACGACCTCGCCGTAGCCGGGCACCTCGACCGTGTGGCGGATGCGCACCAGCTTGTTGCCGAACGCCTGCCCCTGCCACATGGACACCTGCAGCAGGTCGCCCGGGTCGGACAGCACGAGGTTCGCTGTGCGCGCGATGCCGTTGGTGGAGTCGCGCTCCTGCCGCTGGAAGTTGACCTGCCCGTCGAGGAACGTCGCCTGACCGATCAGCCGCTCGTTCATCGTGAGGACGTCGACCTCGATGTTGAAGTCGTGCGAGGTCGTCATCCGCTGGTAGTAGGCGTCGAGTCCGGCGTCGTCGAGCGCGAGCTGTGCCACTACTGACCCCACCACGTGAACGACGCCTCGGCGATGTGCCCGATCTGGTCACCCGACAGCGGAGTGGGCCACGCAATGAAGTCGCCCGCGATCACGCGGAGGTTCAGGTGGCCCACCACGAAGCGGTACAGCCTGCCCTGGTCGGACGCCGCGAAGTCGGCGACCACGGTCAGCATGTCGGCCGCGGTAATCTCGTTCCCGGCCACGTCATGCAACGGCACATCGAGGATCACACCCGACGCCGTGCCAGCCACCGGGGGGCGGGACATGCGCCGCCGCACCGCGCCCTTGTTGCCCGTCGCAGGCTGATGCACCACGGCCAGGTCGGTCGCCTCGGGAACGTCGCTGTCATCGCCGGACAGGTACAGCGAGGTGCCGTCGTCCTCCGCGATCAGCCAGAGACCCACACACGTCGGCTTGATCGAGAGCACCGTCCCACCCGATGCCACAGCGCCGTCCACCACCGGCGCCACGCGGTACTCATACCGCCAGTTCGGGGCCGCCGTGTAGTCGGCCCACTCGAACGCGGTGTCGTCGAACACGTCAAGGCCCGGCACGCGAGCGATCTGCACGCCGTCGCGGAAGATGGCGACCTCGTCGGGGATCTCGGAGCGGGTGCCGATCAGGTACACCGCCGGGGATGCACCGCGCTGCTCGATGACGAACGAGTCCAGTGGCGCCACCGCGCCCGACAGGGTGAGTGTGAACGTCTGCGTTGCGACTGCCGCGACCGGATCGCCGGGGGTTGCGACCCGGGCCACGTCGTCGATGACCTCGACCGTGAACGTGCCCTGCTGGCCGGCGACCGTGACACCCTTGGTCGGGGTCCACTCGATCACCGGATCGGCGACCCAGCCCGAGGTGTCGAGCAGGGCGCCGGTCAGGGTGTCGCGCAGGGTGACGCGCCACTGGGTGACCGTCTCGGTGAACGTCGCCTGGAACGGCGGCGAGCCGTCCGCGCTCGTGGCGCCCGGGTTCGTGACCGTGATGACGCCCTTGGCTGCACGAGAGAACGTCGCCCACGCCGACCAGCCAGACAGGCCGCCCGGCGTACGCACACGCACCCGCCACGAGGTCGTCGCACCGTCAGCGAGCCCCGCGTAGGCGGTCGCGGCGAGCGGGAAGGTGGAGGCCGTCTGCGCGACCTCGCCCGAGTCGAACACCGGGGACACGCCGTCGGCGTCGTTGTCGATCTGCACCTGCACCGCAGTCGTGCCAGCGAGCGCATCCCACGACAGCACCGGCTTCGCGACGGAGACCGCCGCACCGTTCGGGGTCAGGTTCTGCGGGAAGTCGGGGAGCGTCTCGTAGTCGAACGTCAGCGTCGGCTTGCCCGTGCTGGCGACCGCACCCGACATGTAGAACCGGGTGCCGTTGGTGGTGGTGACCTTCCACCCGTAGTTCGTGGCCGACCCATCGACGAACGCCTGCACGTCCGCGGTCACGTCGAACACCCACAGCGTGCCAGCGGCCGGCGCCGACTTCGTCAGGGTGATCGCGGTGCCCGTCACGCCGGGCTTGTTGTTCCACGTCGTCTTGGCGTTGAACGGGGATGCTGCACGCTGCACGGTCACCGAGGTCGAGCCGACCGCGGCAGTCGCCTGCCGGAACGTGAGCAGCCCGTTGTCGACCACGGCAGTCACCGGGATCTCGGGCGACAGTGCGGCGCGGGTGTAGATGTTCGCGGCGTTGAACTCGAGCGGCGCCTTCGCCTGCTGGCCGAACGCCGTGGACGGCTTGCCGCTGCCGACTGTGACCGCGGTGGGGACCAGCTTGACGGCCGTCGTCACTGGTCGTCATCCTCTGGCTGCGCGTCCAGATCCACGTTCGGGATCACCCGTGCGCCGCGGGGCAGGTTCACGATCTCAGGCCCGCGCTCGCCGACCCAGGTCGTCGTCACCGCCTGCTCCTGACCGACTCGCGCCCGACGCCAGCGTGCGCGAGGACCCGGCCGTCAGCGAGCGACTCGATGTAGCCGGTGCCGGTGCGCCAGTTCGTGATCGTGATGGCCTGCCTGCCGCCTGCGCCGCCGATCTGGTGGTTGGGGATCACCTGCGCGCCGCGGGGCAGGTTCACGATCTCGGGGCCACGCTCACCCACCCACGTCGGGCCACCACGCCAGAAGTCCGTCCCGGCCGCGTTCCCAGGGAGCACCTTCGGCTTGTTCGTCACAGTGAGGATGTGGATGGTCCTGTCCTGCAGGCTGTTTATCTCATCCCGCAGGCGGCGCACCTTGCCCTCGCCGTCGTGCGTGTTGACGTTGAGGTCCACGTCCTTCTTGCCTGGCACCTTCTTGACCGCGGAGCCGAGCCCGTTGACGCTCTTTGTGCCGCGCTGGCTGTTGCGCGACAGGTCCGCGATGGTCCTCGACGAGTTCTTCGCGCCCGCGGCTAGGTCGTGCTTGAGCAGCTCTGCCGTTGGCGCCGTCGCGCGGTACAACTCACGGGTCTTGGCCGAAGCCTTCGCGTTCTGCTTGGCGTTTACGCCGATGATCTTGTTGAGGTCGTTCGTGGCCTTCTGATAGTTCCGGACGTTGAAGTAGCCCTTGCCGCCGAGGTCCTTGTTGCGCTCCTTGACCGCGGCCTCGCCCACCTTGAATGCGGCGACGACGCGACTCTGCGCCTTGGCGTTGCCCATGCTGGCCTGCACAAGGTCGCGCTGGGTGATCGCCAAACCGCCATAGAGGCTCCTGGCCTTGTTCAGCGCAGTGAACCCACCCTGCTTGGTTATCGCGTTGAACGTCAGGGCCTTAGTTGCGCGGCTCGCGGCACCCGTCACCTGGTCAAGCGTGCCGATGATCGAGCCGATGCCGGGCTTGGCGTCCTCGATGCGCTTGCCCGCCCGCTGGCCGGCAGTCGCGAGGCGGAACAGCGCCGTGCCGCCACCCACCACTGCCGCGCCGATCGGGCCGCCGACACTGAACCCCATCAGGGCAGCGCCGCCGACAGTCTCGAGTTCCTTCATGGGGCCGTTCGCGCGGCGGGCACCGTCAGCGAGCGCGGCGAGCCCGGCGACGCCCGCGCCATCCTTGAGACCGCCGACGATCCGGTTCACGTGGGCCGCGCGGGTCTCCGCATAGGACATCTCGGCGCCGAACTGCTTGACGCGTGCGATGGGGTTGGTGAACGAGCCGCCGACCCCAGAGATGGCCCGCGACAGGCGCGGGAACACCAGCGCCGCCAGGCCCACCTCGACCGCGAGCGTCTTGATCGGGCCGGGGAGTTTCCCGAACGCGCCGACCGCACTGCCAGCCAGCTTCACCAGTGGCTCGACCGCGTTGAACGCAGCCTTGCCGGCGTCGCCCACACTGTCGAGCGTGGCCGCGAAGTCGCCGCCCGCACCCTTGCCGGACTGCATCTCGCCGACGAACTTCTGCACGGCTGGCGCGACCTTGCCGGTGAAGAAGTTGGACAGCTTGTCGAGGGTCGGCAGGAGCGCCGTGCCGATGGTCTCCTGCATGTTGCCGAACGCAACCTTGGCCTTGTCGCCCGCGGTCGCCTGCGCCTCGGCGGCGCCGCCGAACTCGGTGGTGAGTTCGTGCAGGATGATCTTCTGCGCGTCGAGCCGGTGGCCCGACTCGGTCAGCGACTTGATGACCTTCTTCTGCTTCTCGGTGAACGTGACGCCCACGCGGGACAGAGCAGTGACGCCCTTGATCGGGTCATTCAGCGCCTTGCCGAGCTGGATGGCAGCCTTCTTCGGCTCGACTCCCAGCGCAGCCGACATGTCCGTGAGGACCTTCGTCGACTGGTTGAAGACGTCGTTACCGGCGCCGGCCTCGTTCCTGATGTTCTTGAACGTCAGGAGCATGTTCTCGCCGGACTGGATGACCTCGTCGTCGATGCCGGTCTTCTTGCTCAGCGACTCGGCCAGGGTCGCGACCTGTCCAGCCGTCACGTTTGCGGCGCCGCCCGTGGTCTTGATGACCTGCGCCGTCAGCGCGCCGACCTTCTGCGCCTCGCGCGCCTCGCTGATCGAGCCCTTGAAGAACCCAACCACCGCGGCAGCGCCGCCAGCGATCGCGAACGCCTTGCCCAGCGACGCGCCGATGGACTTGCCGGCCTTCTTCGTGTCCGGCTCGACCTGCTTGGTGAGGTTCTTGCCGAAGCCCTTGGCTGAGGGGAGGATCGAGACGAATGCGGAACCGACCTCAGCCACGGTCCACCTCGTCTCTCATCGGGATCGGGGCCGTGTGGCCTGCACCGCGGAGGGCGGCGATGATCTGCTCCTGCGACAGCGACGCCGCCGGCTTCGCCTTCCGCGTCTTGCGGAACGGCCGCGGATACGGCTTCGGCGCCTTGAAGTGGACCGCCGCATAGGAGTCGTAGACGTCAGCCAGGAGGAGCGCCTCGCGGGTCATGGGGTACTCCCAGTCCCACAATGCGGCGCAGATCCACGACGACGGGTCCTGGCTCAGCCGCTGCGTCAGCCGCAGCGCCTCGCCCCACGGCATCGAGCGCCCGATGCACCGAAGGGACTTGCCAAAACGCGCCCGCCATTCGTACTCGAACGCGCCTTTGTGGGCGTCGAGCAGATCGGCGAGCGCGACTATTCCCCCACCGTGGCGCCAGCCGCCGACTCGTACTCGTCGTGCCACGCCTCGTACATCGGCTGGAAGTCGAACAAGAAGTCCATCTCGTCGAACTTGGGCGCCTGGTCGGGCGCGACACGCTCGAGGAGTTCGTACATGCCGGAAGCGTCGAGCGGCCGGTCGTTCAGCTCGCGTACGTCCTTGACGTTGAGCCGCAGTGGAAGGGCGATCGTGTCGCCGTCCTCCGTGGTCCACGTGAACGTCCGGCCGTCGACCTTGAATCGGTCGGCGTTCTTCTTGGCGTCCTTCTCGGCCTTCTTCTTTGGGGGCATGGGTGACTCCTAGCGGGTGCGCGGATGGGTGCGCGGATGGTGGAGCGCCTGCCCGGACCTCCGCGCAGAGACCGGGCAGGCGGAACGGGTCAGGTCTTGAGCGCAGTGGCCCAGCGCTTGAAGTTGTAGTTCGTCGTCGGAGACAGGTCGCCGGACACCGTCACCTCGTACCCGATCGGGTCGCCGTTGCTGTAGGCGATCGCGCCGACGTCTGTGACGACGCCGTAGGGGATGTAGTCGCGGATCAGCTCGGCGCCGTCCACCACGTCCACGATGTAGGAGTTGTGGGGGCGGGCCGCGTTCGTGAACGTGAAGTTGCCCTCAGTGACCGTCTGGGTGACCGTGACGCCGAAGTACGCCTCGACCGTCTCGAGCTTGGTCTCGAGCATGGTGAAGTGCCAGGTCGGCTGGTCGTCGGACGGCGTGCGGATCGTGCGCACGGTGGTCCCGTTCTGCCACGCCTTGATCGGGGTCGAGTCGCCGGCAGCGTCGGGCATCGTGATCTCGACGCCATCCTCGCTGATGAAGCCGAGGTCGGTGAAGCCGGTGGTGGTGCCGCCGGTGCCGGTCGGAGCGGTGGCCGAGGTCAAGCCCTTCATCACGGCACCTGTGACGGCCACGCGAACCTTGCTGACGTCCAACGTCATTGGAGTCACCTTTCATGGGGTTTGGGCGGCGCGTGGCCGCGAAACACCCGCTGTGCGCGCAGCGGAGAATGGGTTAGGCTCACCCGGTGAAATCCCGGGCAAGCGTCGTGCTACTGGCGGTCATCGCCGCCGTGCTGGTCGTCATCGCTGGCACCCTGCTCCTGCGGGGCCATGAGTCTCAGGCCGAGAAGGACGCTCGCCAGGAGGCCGAGATCTACTGCACGCTGCAGGGCGTGGTGCCCGGCATGACTGGCCTGGACGATCCCAAGTACCGCGCCTGTGTCGAGCGCGAGACCGAGACCAACCTCGGCGAGTAGGTCACTTCGAGTCGGACTTCGGAGCGGTCTGCTTCTCCCAGCCCTGCGACTCGTACATCTCGACCTGATCGGGAGAGACCTCGATCGTGCCGCCGTCGGGGTGCTTCATCTTCGGCATGGTTCCTCCTACAGGACGGTGCAACGGAGCCGTAGTTCGGCGTTCACGAGCCGCTGCGGCTGGCTCGAGTCAGGGATGGGCGAGGGGCCGAACACGCTGGTCACCGACACGCACGGGCCGTTGCCGGGTGACACCTTGAGCGCGCCCACCACCAGCCGGGCCAGGTCGGACGCCTCGCGCGCCTTGTCGGCCCACACGCGGATACGGACGCGCGGGTTGTCGAACACGCCGACGATGGGGCCGCCGTCACGCTCGACCACGATCATGCGGGCCATGTTCGTGGCGGGCTTCTTGTTCGAGATCGAGCCCTCTGGCATGACCGCGTAATCCTCGGGGCGGGCGGCGAGCCAGGTGCGGAGATAGCCGGTCAGCCACAGGTCCACGTCGTACGGCTCGACCGCCGCGGGCTGCAGGGTCACGACAGTGACCGGGCCAGGTTGCCGGTCTTTGCCTCGACGACCATCGCGTAGTCGACGTCAGCCACGACACGCTCCACGGCGCGGTCGGTGGTGTCGTGCTCGATGTGCAGCGAAGCCTTGTAGTCGCCCGACTCGACGGGGGCGCCAGCCTGTGCGGCAGCGAGCGCCTGCTCGGCGTGCGGGGCTACGGCTGCGCGGATCTCGGCCGACTTGAGCAGCGCGGCCATGCCAGCGTGGTTGAGCTTGACGCCAGAGCGAGCCATCAGCCTGTAGTCCTCTCCACCTGCACGACGACGCCCGGCTCCCAGCCGGTGAACGGGGACCGCCACACGGCAGGCTCACCGAGGACCGCGTACGTGCCGCCACGGACCTGCACGCGCTGCTGCGGCGTGATCTCCGTGCCCGGCGGCAGGTACAGGGTGAAGCCGCTCGTGACGGCGTTGCGGGCGTCCTGCGTGGGCTCGTCCGACGGGCGCGGCTCCACGCCGCAGCCCGGGATATCGACCTCGGATTCAGGGTTGCCTGGGTCGAGCGAGTAGTCGTCGGGGTCGGTGGCCGGCGTGACCACCGTGACCGTCTCGCCGTACGGGAACATCACGCCAGCGGCAGCGGATCGGGCCCGGCGATGGACACCGAGTAGACGCCGCCCTGGTTCGTGGCGCACAGATTCTGCAACGCCGTGATCTCCGAGGGCCAGAACATGCCACGCCGCTCCTGCCGGGTGTCGAGCGTCTGCCCGAACGGCCCCGCAGTCTGTGCCGCCAGTGCACCCGAGCCCGAGTCGACCCAACGCAGGACGGCGCCCCGCAGGATCGCCCTCAACGCTGCGGTGTGGGCGAACCCGGGAAGTGCGATGCAGGGGGCAGCCAGCATGGCCATCGCCTCCGCGTCCTCGATCATCGCGTCGGCCTTCGTGGGGTCGATCACGGCGAACGGCTCGAGGTCGTCGGGTGCGAGGAACGTACCCATGCTGGCTGCCCTCCCTGCTACTTCTCGTCGGCGTTCACGCCACCCTTGCCGGGGGCGTCGCCCTGGTCCTCGACCCGGGGGCGCTGCGCCTCGACGCGCACGTTCGGCTTCTCCGGGTCGGCCTGGTCCTCGCGCGACGCCGGCAGCACCTCGTGCGGCTGGTAGTTGTCCGGACCGATCCGACCGGAGTAGTCGCCCCGCTTCGGGCCGACGCCGAGAGCGTCCTCCGGGCCGACCGGCTCGTCCGGGCCGCCCTGGATCATCGGGACGCCCATGTCGAGCGCGTCATCGCGGGTGGTGCTGCCACCCTCGGTGTGCTCGAGCTTCTTGTTCTGGGACTCGGAGGCCACCGACTCGTCGGCGGCCTTCTGCTCCTTTGCCATCTCTGATATCTCCTTCGTGCTCAGGCGGCGAGGATGCCGGTCAGGCGGGCCGCGGGCTGCGGACCGAACAGGGCGAGGCCCGTGTACCACTCGATGCGGGACCGCCACGCGGGCTTCGTCTCGAGCTGGCGGGGCGGGTCGACCTGCACGCCGCCGTTGGTCAGGCCCACGACTCCCTGGTCCTCGAGGGTGTCGCCGTAGTGCACGGCGTAGATCGAGGACGTGGTGCCGACTGCGGTGCCCTGCGTCTCCGTCTGCGGGATAACCGGCGTGCCGTCGACCTTCTTGCCTGCGTCGAGGAGTGCGATGCCGTTGTACGTCATCGTGGTCCGGCCGATGGTGTCCTGCTGGAACCCGATCGCACCCGCAGTCAGGCGGCGCGAGGCCGAGCGGAACCGCGACAGCACGTTCGCGTTCGCGATGAGGGCGTCGGCGTCCGGCACCAGCGAGAGCAGGTTGTCGAGCTGGTCGAAGAACGCCTGGATGTCGGTGCCACCGTTGCCGACCACCGGGATGCCGTTGGTGCCGGCGGCGATGAGCTGCGCACCCGTCAGCCGCTTCTTGAGGCCGTTGAACGAGTTGGCGTCCACGGCGGTGTCGCCGTTGATGAACGCGTCGTTGAACTTGAACGCGACCGCCTTGGACTTCATGCGGACCTGCGTCGCCATCTGGTCGATGACGTTGGAGCGGGTCTGCTGGATGAACCGGTCGACGTCGGCGTCACCACCGAGGATCACGAGGCCCTCGGTCGCGGACACGAACGTGCCGGTCGACTCGGCGTAGCCCGCGTTCACCGCACGGAACTCGGCGCCGCTGAGCGTGGCCTCCGAGTTGTACTGGTACGCGTTGCCCTCGATCTCCTCGAAGTTGAGGGCGCCGAGGAACGGGGAGTTGGGGACCAGGGTCTCCATGACGCCGCGGGACAGCTGGTTCGTGCTGGCCACCGCGGCCTGTGCCAGGGTCAAAGCCATAGCGGGTTGTTCCTTTCAGGATGGTTGGAAGGCCCGCTATTTGGTGCGGGACTACTTCATGTGTTGGGCGAGGCCGGCGTTGATCCGCTCACGCGGAGTCGTCGGCTCGGGGCTGCCCGTGGCGCGAGGGCCAAGGTCGAGATCGGGGACCACGACCTTCTGTGTTGCGGGTGCGAAGTCCTTGAGGATCTCGTCGGCGTCGGCTTCCAACTCCTCGCGGGTGGAGCCGATCAGGCGCTTGGCCTGCCCTGCGGTGAGACCCTTCTCGGATGCCACCTCGAGACGCAGCGAACGCGACTCAAGCTCGGCCGCACGCTTCTCGGCCGCTTCGGCGCGGTCGGCGAGCTTTTGAGCCTCGGTCTTGTCGCGGTCCTCGAACTCCTTGAGGCGCGTCTCCAGTTCGGTCGCGCGCTTCTCGGCCGCTCGCTTCTCTCGCCGCTCGGCGTCAAGCGCCTTCTTGCCGGCGTCTCCCAGAGCATCCGTCGCGGGCGCGTCAGGGGTGGTGTCGGTTGAGGCGGTCGGGTCGACCGGGTCGGTTGCGGGCGGTGCGGTGGTGGTGGTGTCGTCAGCCATCGCGGCTGCTCCTTCTGGTGATCCCCAGCCCTCGCGGCTGGAAGTTCTAGGTGTCGTAGACCGGCTCGGCGGTACAGCCGCAGTGGTCGTGGGCCTCGAAGTCGGCCGAGTCCGCGGAGTAGACGCCGCCACGACCAGCGAGCATCTGGCAGAACTCGCATCCGCCGCCGCCGAGAACCCTGGCGTAGCCGAGGGCCGCCGAGTCCGCTGAGAGCGTCCGCGTGGCGGTGAGCCTGCCTGCGTCGAGGACGAGCCTCGACATCGAGCCGGTCGTCTGCGTGAGTGCGGCGCTCATGGCGTCGGCCTGCGCGACCTGCCGTGCGGCTGCCGCCTTGATCGCGGCGACCGACGTCGTGCGCAGCGACGCCTGGAACTGCTCGACCACCAGCGGCTCCGCGTAGAGCGCCTTCACCTCGCCCGGTACGCCCGCTGTCTTGCGGAACGCCCGCAGGTACGCGGCGGCCAGTCCTGCCGAGGTCTGACGGTTCGTCTGCACCAGCCGCGCGACCTGAACCGCGAAGGCCGGATAGGTGGCGTCGAGGCGGGCCCAGTCGAGTGCCGGCCAGAGCCTCGAGACCTGCGCGACGGTCGCGCGGCGTAGGAGCAACTGCTGTGCGCGGTGCCGTTGGGTCAGAGTGTGGGTGGTCACGGAAGCGGGGTGGTCTGTGCGGCGTCAAGCACTGCCGCCAAGTTCGACGTCGCGTTGCCCTCGGCGCGGCGGGCGTCATCACGGTCACGGTCGGCCTGCGACATGCCGAGGTAACGCTCCTGCGCCGTCTGCGGCGTGATGACCGGGTTGTCGCCCGACGTCAGCTTGACCGCAGCGTCGGCATCCTGCGCCTTCGAGCGGGTCTCCATGTCGGCCCAGTCGAGGTCGATGTTCGCCGCCTGCGATCGCGGGTCGCCCATCGTCTCCAGCGCCAGCCGGACCGCGCCCTCGATGCCGGGCTCGTAGCCCTTCACGCGACGCCGGCACTTGAGCACCAGACCCGAGATCAGCAGGGCCAGCGCGTCGCCGCCCAGGTTGGAGATGTTCGACAGGAAGTAGGTGATCGGCACCCGCGAAAGCCGCGAGATGTGCGCCGCGATCTCGCGTCCGAGCTCGATGTAGCCGGACGGGTCGGTGGGGTTGAAGTCGCCGAACGTCACCGCGTCGTCCTCGGCCACGAACAGCGACGTGAGCGACGCCGAGTAGGGCGCCACCGGGGCGCCCGTCACAGGGTCTCGGGGGACCTCGATGCCGGTGACCCACTTCTGCCGAAACGCGCCGTACTCCGCAACCGCGTCGGTGTTGAACACCAGTTGGTTGAGGCGCCGTTGCGGGATCACCAGCGGCGCGACCTCGGAGCGGATCGAGCCCGTGAGCTTGTTCTGCAGCTCGAAGAAGGGCGACTGCCCCAGCGGGTTCGGCACCACCGGGTCGTCGCGGCCGATGTCGCGGGCCATCCACCGAATAGGCGCCCCGATGCCCTGCGTTGCCTTGCGCACCATCTTGACGATCACGTCGGGCAGGTACAGCGTCCCGAACGTGTCACCCGTCCACTCGTCGGTGAACACCTTGAGCGCCGGGCCACGCTGACCGTTCGGGAGGTACGCCTGCACGACCTGGCGGGGGTCCTCGTAGTGCAGCTTCGCGCGGTCGCTGTCCGCGCTCGGGGGCTCGACGGACACGAACGACCGGCTGTAGACCAGCGCCGCCGTGATCGCCTCCTGCGAGCCGGAGTCGAAGTCGCACCGCTGCCACATGTCCCAGACGACCTTGTCGTTGTCCGGCTCGTCACCGACCCGCACGCCCTGGATCGCCATGCGCTCGGCGGTCGCCTCGACAGCCAGCCCGGTCAGGTTCGTGGTAGCCAGGCCGGCCATGCGCGCGAACCGGATGGACGTCTCCTGTGACTCGGGCAGCGGGTGCTCGTCGTCGACCAGCTCGCGGAAGCCCTGCATCGCGGGGGTCCGGTAGGTGAGTTCCTGCTCGAGTCTGTTGAGCCACCACTTCGGAGAGCCGGGCGGGTTGAGTGGGTCGATCAACGTGACCCCCTCAGAAGGCATAGGACTTGGTTGACTTGCTGGCCTGCGCGGCGGCACCGCGCGCCAGAGTCACCGCCACCAGGGGCGCGATGTTTACGGATGGGTCGCTTCGGTCGTAGCCCCACCCGCCGGCCTTCCCGATCGCACGCTTGCGGGCGCCCTCGCGGGCGTCGTTCACGGACTCCTGATCGGCGTGGGTGAAGCGGCCTGCGTTGAGATCGGAGACCACCAGCCCGCACGACTTCGCCATGTCCTGCGCCGAGCCGACGTGAACCTTCACGCGGCGCTTCTTGAGCGTCGGGATCATGGACGCGGCCGGGGAGTAGCTGTCGATCACCACCGGCACACGGCGCCCTGCTCGGGCCACGATCCACTCGACCGCAGCGACGGCGTCGCCACCGGCCCACACTTCCTCGACGTGCGCCGAGTCATCCTCGACCCAGCACGCACCGACTGAGATGAGCCGGTCGTGCGACATGTCCACAGCCAGCGCGTCAGGCCGGACACCGTCGCCGGGCCCGACGTCCACACCCGCAGCCCACGACGCGCCGTTGAGCGGGGAGAACTGCTTGACGATCTCGTCCCAGACGCCTAGCGCCTCGCGGCGCCACGAGTCAGGATTCTTGAGCTTCTTCCGCAGCCGCAACATCGCCCGCTCGGACGTACGCCGCGGAAACGACGGATTGGCCTTGCGCCACTGGTCCCGGTCCATCGGGTCAGCGCCACGATCCGCCGAGAACTCCACGAACAGGGTGCCGTCCGACTCGCCGTCGAGCGCCTCCTGGCGCAACAGTGTGAACCACTCGCCCTTGTCCTGCGGCCTCGGCGGCGTCCCGATCACGAAGCACAGCGGGTTCACAGCGACGTTCTGCGACGCGCCGAGATTCTCGAGCGCGTTGTTCGAGAGGTGCTGCCCCTCGTCGAACACGATGACGTCAACGTCAGACCGGCCACGACCGAACCCGGACTCACGAGCCCCGAACTCGACCGACGAGCCGTTGTTGAACATCACAGCCTCGTCGCCCTTGCCGCGCGGCGTGGACCGGATGTGCGGCTTGACCCGGGGTGACGATGCCAGGTCGACGAACTTGCCGAACGTCTCCAACGCCGTGTCCTTAACCTGCGCCGTCCAGATCACCCGCAGGCCCGGCTTCATCAGGCACAGGGCGAAGATGATGCACGCGATCAGGTACGTCTTGCCGACCTGGCGGGGGATCGAGAACACCGTCGTGTCGGCGGCGTACTCGCCATCCTCACGCAGCGCCAGCGCCAACATGCCGGCGCCGTCCTGCCACCCGTCAAACCCCCAGCCGAGGCGGCGGCACGTCTCCCGAACCGACGGCCACTCCGAGGCGGCAATACCAACCGGGACGACGACGTGGCGCGCTACCTCCGACAGAGGGCGGCGATCAATACCCGGTGCCATCCCACGCAGTCGGGTCCATCGGCGCCACCACAGACTCGTCACGGTCCTCGACAGCGCGCCGGGACTCCTCCTCGCGGATCAGCCCGTTGAGTTTGTTCAACTCGTTGCTGAACTGCGGCCGGGTGTTCTCCGCGGCAGTCGCCAGAGACTCGGCGATGATCCG